CGGGTCCAGCCATTTTCCTCGTCGTAAGCCGCTTCTGCTTCCAAACTGGCAATTTTTTTGCCGTGTACGGGATGCCGCAAATAGAAGAGCATACGTTACCTCGTTAAGTAATGCCCCGGCCTTACGACCGGGGCAGAACCTATTAACCCGCGATGCGGTACAGGGAGTACGCAGCGTCGCCGGTCTTGACGGCGCGGAACAGAACGCTCTTGGAAGCAACGCCCGCACCAGAGGTGCTGGCAAGCGACCAGCCGGTGCCGACCACGATGGTGGGAACGCCGGTTGAGGTGGTGACGAGGGCTACGTCAAACGAGCTACCCACCTTGGCGCTGCTGAAGGCGGCGTCGGTGATAGCAGCCGTCGGCAGGGTCAGGTTAGCCGTGCTGGCCGAGGTGTAGATGACCAGGCCAGACGCAAGATCCGCTGCGGTAAGCGTAACAGCGGCAGTGTACGCGGCGGGAACGGTAACATTGGTGAAAACGACTTCAGCAATGTTGCCGTCGCCGATCTGATAACCGCCAGAACCATTAGGAAGTGCCATGATATTTATCCAATCCAATTAAAAGGTGGCCCCCGGCGAACCGGGGGCCGGCCAAGATTAACCCCAAATCCGAACAGCCATAGGCGGACGGATCACGCTGTAACCGTACAGAACGTCAATTCTGCAAGGCATACGGTCGTTGTTGATGTCGTACTGACGAACAACGCGGAGCGAGATGCCGTTGTGAACCTGACGCGACGCCATGTCGACGCCCTGCGGGAGCAGGAGGTCGGCGGTGGCGAACGTGATGGCGTTCTTCTGGTACACCAAGTTCTGCGGGTAGGCCGTCGAAGCCGCACCAACGAACGTAACAGCCGCATTGTCGGCGGGAAACGCGTTGATGGTGGCTAGGGCATTGCTTGACGTGTACATCGCCGGCGAAACCGCGATGCTCGTCCAGGAGCCGCTCGAAGCCGTATTGGCTGCGGTAACGACGAACTGCTGGAGCGAACCCGTGCTTTCGCGGGTCTGCGGGTTGACCGAGAACACATTGGCGATGGTGAACACGTCGCCGACCACGACTGTCGCCGAACCAGTGCCGCCATCAATGCTGATGGTGGACTGGCCCTGGGTGGAAACAGCGCCGTTGACGAGGATGGTGTCCGCCAACGAACGCGAGCCCGTGGTGAACTGGCGGATGGACTGCGACATATTGACCTCGTCGTAGCCCAACACGCCCGTGCCCATCATGCCCTGCTTGAACTGGCGGCTGATGGTGTCGGTCGGGTTGAAGAAGCCCTTCATGCCCTCAACCAGCCCGGCGTTAGCAGCCGGGTTGACGGTGGCATAACGGTCGTTCATCGGCGAAGCGTATTCGTTCAACTTCTGCTGAGCCTGCAACAGCACGAGCGAGGTAGCCGGCGTGGTGCCGGGAGTACCAACCGTGCTGTAGATGCTCTGGAAGGAGTTGGCGACATCAGCGTCGATGCTGGACGCAAGCTGCGAAATACGAGGCTTCAGGACGCGTTCAGCGAAATCGTCCAACTGCATCGTGAGTTCGGCAGAGGTAAAGTTAACGCCGATATGCTTCTGCGAGGCAACAGTGAGCGTGGTGTACTGCTCGTTGTCGTCCTGCACCTGCAAGGCCGCGCCATCCGTGACCAGTGCCCGGTCGGGCAGACGGACGCGGAGGGTAGAGCCGATCTTGGCGCCTTCAACGGCAAAGCTATCGTCATACTGACGATTGCAGTTACGCGTCAGAACCAGGTTATTTTCCAGGATTTCCAGGGACTTCCTGGTAATCATGTCAATAGTAAGAATAGAGTTAGCCATGTGAGCCTTCCAAATTGTTAACGGTTACGGGAAGCCTCGAACTTTTTGGCCTGTCGTTGCCGCTCCGCTTCGATCCAATCCGATGTAGACATGGCCTTGATAGACCGAGGGTCGGTGGTGTCATAAGCGGGGGAACCAGTGGTTCGTGCGGTGACAGGTGCAATAGGTGCCGGGGCCGTTGAAGTTTTTCTTACCGGGGGATTTGACGCCATCGTGGCTTCTAGCCGTCCGATTTCCTTAGCCTGCAAGACCTCGGGTAAACGGGCAATACGCTCTGCCTCTTTCGGATTAACGCCGAGATGATAAATCAACTCTGGCCCTATATCCGAAGACTGGATCGCTTGCGCCATCACGCTTGAGATTGAAAGCGACGGATTGTACGCAACCTGTTGAAAGTCGTCGTATTTAATCCGGGCTTCTTCTTCTTTATCGTGATAGGCGTCGAGAATTGCGGACTGCTGCCTAGCGTCTTCACGTCTAGCCACCAATTCCTCTGCCTTACGCTCGGCCAAAACCTCTGCGTAAGCCTCGGGACTCTCAAAATCACTGACGGTCAGGTTCCCTACCGAAGCGGGTGTAGCCTGCTGTTCAGCGACGCGTTGAGCCTGATCTCGCTCCCATTTCCTTTGTTCACGCGCTAGGCGTTTGCCAACGATGGAGTCCAGTTCTTCTTGTGTGAAAGACCTGGGTACTTCTTCCGTTGACGCATCCGGCGTAGATTTATCTTCGGTGGTTGGAGCTACCGTTAACTCCAATTCCGGCGCGGGTGTATCCGCTGTAACCGCAGTAGGAAGTTCGTTATTCACTTATGACCCCTGAGAAGTCCCTAGCGTACCGCGCTAGTGCGGTTATTCGTAAATAAATGTCAATTCCATTGTGCCGGTAGCCAGTATATACAATCCCCGGCTAAAGCCAATACCACCATCCGAACCGCTCAACGGGTAATTTTCTCCGGCTTGCGGGGTCAAGAGGCTGATAATCGTGGGGTCCGTTGCCGTTTGTGTCGCGGAGTCATGGACCGTTACGCGGGGCGTGGCCGACGCAGAACTGCAAAAAATACCTTTCAGCTTGCCAAAACCCGACTTTATCGTGGTCTTGTTTGGCACGCCGGCGGTTACGCTTAGCTGATAATACTTGGCCATGTTCGTTCCTATTCGTAGATGAACGTAACACCAACGGTGCCGCCGACCACTACATACAAGCCTTTGCTAAACCAGATGCCGCCGTCGTCGCCCGTCAGCGGGTACATCGTGTGCGCGCCAGGCACAAATTCCGCAAACATTGTGACCGCGCCCGTTCCAGCGGTCGCGCTGTCATAGACGGCGAGGGTCGGTGTAGCAGACGCCGTGCTGCACATGATGCCCTTGAGCTTGCCGGCGCCCACCTTGATTTGCGTGGTCGCGCTGAGATTTAGATAATTTGCTGCCATGACCTAATCCTACGCTAAAAATTTGAGTTTGTAGAGCGTGCTAAGATACAACTCAACTATACCGTCAATAAGGTTGTGCAACGGGGTGTCCGTTTTCGGCACCATTTCGTAGCGGCCAGCCTCAATTTCAGCCAGTTGGTCTTCCAAAAAAGCAATGATATTGGCGGTTTTCTTAGCCGACATCAGCGGTATAGGGCCAATAAGACCATTACGGCCCTGGTAGGCTTCGGCAAAACTATCGGCCAAGCCCACAATACCGTTGTAGAACTTCTGCAACGCCTTGTGTTTGGCGTAACTGCGGGTGTTCAGGTGGACCGAGTGCGCAACGTCGCGCGCCAAGAACAACATACCTACGAAGTCAGGGGCTTTCATTGCGGCTGTCCCATATCAGGCATTTGTCCCATATCAGGCGGCGCTTCGGCGCCTGTTTCCGGCGGCGGCATCTCTGGCTGCGCTGCCATCTCCGGCTGCTCGCCCTGTTCCATAGGCGCACGTTCGCCAGAAGGCAAGACTAGGTCGCCCGAGGTCATCATACCGTGGATCGTGCCCATGATTATGTCTTGGATCTGCTCGGGGTTCATGGACGCCTGCACCACGCTAATACGCTTGGTTTCGGCGTCAAAAGCCTTAACTTCGGCCTCAAACTCCTTAACCTTCAAGTCCTGCGCCTCCATAGACTGCCCGATATTCTTCAGCATTCCAGTGACTTGGTTCAATTCCTGATGCATCGCCTCGTTCAGCTTCTCGGCCTGCTGAAGCTCAGGCGACTTGTCGTCGTCTGCCAGCACACGCGGGTCAATGATCTTCTTAAACCGTGCCGCCATCTCCTGCGCTCCCGGCCAGTCCATGTTCTTTACGAACAGGTCGCCGGCCACTTGCCACAGTTGCGGGTTGGTCTGGAGGATATTGCCCATAGCGTCTAGGGCTTCCTGGCGCTTGGTCATGTAGCCGGGGCCAGTCGTGACCATGACGTCGTAGGTGCCCACGGACGGATTGTAGATCTTCTCTATGACGTTGCCGGCCTGGTCGACGATCTTCTTGACGGGTTCCGGCTGCGAGGGGTTGATCTTCACCATATCGACTTCGCCGTCGATACCCACGATGCGCGCTACGCGCTCCGTGTCGTAGATCTTAGGGATCATATCGACCAACTGCCGGGTGACGTGCCGGATCGCGCGGGCCAGGTTATCGACGTAGTGGTAGGTGCCGGTGTCGCCCTGGCGCTCGCGGGCGAGGATCGCCTTGCCCGAGCGTTCGTTGCTTCTCGCGCCCAGGCTGCTGTCGTACTGCCCGGTCGTGGACTTGATGTCGTCCGAAGCGCCCGCCTTGGCCTGTAGGAGGCCGCTGGAGGCCATCGGAGGCTGCGCCCGCTGGGGTAGTGGCAGACTACCGCCAGCGCCGTCTGTGACGTCCGGATTGACCTCCAGATACGGCCAGTTGGTCGTATTGGCGGTCTTCCACTGCTGTTCGTAGCCTTCAAACTGGCCGCCGTAGCCGATAAAGGGCGCTTTGGGCGCCAGGGCCAGCATTTCGGCCTCCTGGCTAACCCAGTAGTTGTACATCCGCTGCGCGTCCTTGGCATTACGCACAAGACCTGAGACGTGCAGTTGGCCGTCTACTTCGAACTCATTTCCGACCACGCGGACCACGGGAATCCATTGCCCGGCCCACTCGCGTTCTTCGATGACTTCGTAGCCGTTAGTTTTCATCCACATGACCTTTTTACGGTCAACAACGCGGCTTTTCAGCGGTTTTCCGCCGTACATAGCCTTCAGTTGCTTGTCTTGCGGGGTGTTAGCAAACGCCGTCAAATTGCCTGGATACAGGTTCAAAGTCGCGTTTTCGTGGTCGATATAGAAATACTCGGCAATCCGCACGGTGTCTTCGGACAGCCACTGGCTGAGAGACTGGTCGCCTACGCCCTG